TACCATCATAATCTAAACCTTTTGTAGTTTCAATTTTAGTTGAATTATCATTACCTCTAACTGGTATATAAAAGTCTTCGGTAATGTTTTGCATATTATATTTTAAATTATAATCACCTGTTTGTTGGTCTATGTAAGGTGTTTTTTTCATTTTATTGACTGTTTCAGCCATAAACTGTTCTACTTGTTCTGGTGGTATAGCCCCTACATTAATATAAAAAGTTCTTTTTTCAGGTGCCCTCATAATTCTATGAATTAACATAGCATCTTCCATTAACATTAATTGTTTAAATACTTTTCTAGATGGTTCAAGATATGATCTACCATATGGAAGATAATTAGAATCTGTAAGTAATCTAAAGTGAGCTACTTCATAATTTTCTAATTGGAATTGGTCTCGTCTAATTGTATTAGCTGCACCACTAGCTAAACCATTTGGATCCATAGTAAAGCGGGTGTAAGAAGGATTTTCAGGATCAGTTCCTTCTTCTCTTACTACTTCATATACAGATAAAGGTATAACATTATAAACACCAAACTTTTCAGATACTTCTAGTTTAAGATAAAAATCTCCATATTTACACATATTTCTAACCCATGTAGATAAATTAAATTCTACATTTAAAACATCATAAAATAAATTATGAAGTACTTTTCTAATATTTTCATCAGCCGATGAAATATTTAAAACTTGACCATATTCATTCCTACACGTAGTTTCATCCGAAATAATATCTAAGGCTGCGGCTATAATAGGATCATGATCCATAGCTTCATAATCACTATAAAGCTGTAGTCGCATTGACTGATAATTTAATGTTGGGTTATATTGTAGTGAAGATCCTACAGGTTTATGTAAACGTGTAAACCTATCATATAATGAATTTGAAGCTAGATTTCCATATTTTTGGATTCTAGCAGTATCCATTACTTTTAATTTTTTCCCACCAATATTTCTTATGATTACATCACTTGAAAATAATCGTGATAATCTTGTAAATAAACTAGTATCTGCCATTCTTTTTTGTTTGTTATAAATATATTAGAGGAGCCAAGTCAAATCTTGTTGTCCATGTTCCCCCATATCTTGAGTCCAACCTGCTTGTTTTTTATTTATACCCCCCGTATAAATAGTAGGGGTGCTTTTTCCTAAATTTCTTAATGTAGCTCTTGTTAAATCTATTCCTTGTTGAGCAAATTTAAGTGCTGTATCTCTTACATAACATCCTGTTGCTAAAGACATAACTAAATCGTCATTATATCCTGTTTGGGCTTCTGCTCTTCCATTTTTCCAAATAAAAGTACGAAGTTCTTCCATTGTTCTTTGTCCCTGGATTATTACTGACTTTTCTCTCATGTAAGCATCTAATTTACCTATAGTTAAAGGTCTTGTTTTCATACTCATTGTAAAACCAGGAACCATTTTTGATGTGTCAGTTACATCATATCCTTTAGCTAAAAAGGCATCTGCATTTGTTGCTACGTCTCCTTTAGGTGAATAATATAAATTGTTATATCCTTTATCAATTATAATTTGAATTGTATTCCATCCTATATTAGCATTTTCGACTACAAGTAATGCATTATTATACTCAGTAGCTATTGCTACTAACATATGGCCATATTCTTTTGTACCAATTTGGCCTTTAAATTCACCAATTTGTTTAGCTTCTTCAATATCAATAATGTGAAAAGCAGAATAATCTTTACTATCACCTCTAGCTACATCAGCCACAATTAGATATTTTCTTGTATAGTCTGGATATTCCCAAATATGTAAATTACCTTCTATACCTCTTTTTTCTACGGGGTCACATATAAAAGTTTTTTCATAATATGATAAAAGATCAACATCAAATACTGTATTACCTGAGGTTGTAAAATCACAGTCACATTCTTGTGCTGCCATTCTATTTCCTAATTCATCATCTTGTTTATCTCTCCATTCTTGATTTCTTTCTGGGTGTACTGTCCAAGGTAATCTAATTGGTATAAATCCATTTTGGTTTTCTTGGGCTTTAACCCACATTCTATGAAAAAAGTTACCTGTACCATTAGGTGTAGATAATACTATTGCTTTACCCCCCGTTGATAGAGTTTGTTGTGACGAACCCCAAATATCTTCTATTCTGTTTTCTTCAATAAAAGCAGCCTCATCAATAATTAGTAAAGAAATTGCTTCTGATCTACCAGCATCACTTGCTGCTGATACTGCTTTAATTTGGGAACCATTTTTTAGTCGTAGTGCTAATTTATTTTTTTCAACAAATCCAATTTGTAACCAAGAAGGTAAATTATCATACATAAATTTTACCTTAGTTACTAAGTTTTTTGCTGTATCTTGTTTAGTTGCAACTACTAGTATAGCTTTATCTCTTTGAAAAACCATCATCCATAATGCAATACCTGCGGATAATGTTGAAATACCTAACTGTCTAGACTTTAAAATAATACTTCTGTCATTCTTTTGAAGTAATTTTAATGTAGCTTCTTGAAAAGGATATAAATTAAACTGTACACGGCCTCTTGTAGGGTGTTGGATATAACAATACTTTCTCATAAAGTATACAGGATCCTTAGCACATTTAATGTACTCCTGCTTTATGATTTGTTTAATATTAGATTGTGCCATACATTTATACGTATTGAGCTACAATGTTTTTAACTTGTTTTATACGTTCTTCTACAGTGCCTTTAATTGTAGGAGTATTACTTCTATGCATTCCTATAATTGATTTAATTTCTTTATCAATAGCCATTCTATAATCAGCATTTGTTTCTCTAACCCCATTATCTTCTATTTCAACCCCTTCAGGACTAACATAGAATAAAATATCATACTCATACATTAGTGGCTGAATAGTAGCTCCTAAATAAAATTTTTCACCTGAAGTCATTGATTCAGATAAATTAGCAAATGCTATAACATCAACAATTGTTCTATCTGTTATTATATTTTCTTGCATTAATTCAGCTGCTCTTTCAGCTGAAAATACTAATTGACCCTTTAAAGTACTATCTGTATTTAAAGGTATCCCCATTTCCATTAAATATTTAGATCGTTCTGTTCTAAATTTATAACTTTTAAATTCAGGTAATTCTTTTAAAGCATTTACTAGTGTAGTTTTTCCTACACTCATTGTCCCACAAAAACCTATTTTCATATTTTAATGTCTTGCTGTTCCTTTATGTGCTGGGTTTTTATACCAAGGTAAACCCTCTTTACCTTTCATTATTTCGTTCCAATCATCAAAAGTATATTCTATACCATTTAAATAATATTCTTTTCTTTTTTGTTCTTTATTAATTAAAGCAGGACCTTCTTCATCATGAAATATTGCTTTATGTCCTAAATCTATTACACGTGCTATTGTTTTTGATCCGTCTTCTTCAATTTTATAAACTTTTCTAATTTTAGTTTTTGGATTAACTGATCGTCTAATTCTTTCTATTTCTTTTTTTTCTATTTCATTCATAATTTAAAATTCTATATTTTCTACAAAATCAGGAAATTCCTGTTTTATTTTTAATAATGCTTCAGCAACATATGTACCTTGAGCTCCTGACACTGTAATACCTCTTGCTGATAATGCATCACCTACAAAATGTACGTTAGGAAACCTAGTTAAACTTAAATCATCGTAATTAACTAATGGTTCTGGTGACAAATATTTTACTTCAGGCATGTAAATACCCCAATCTTTACCTAATGTTGGGAATACTTTTTCCATATCATCTATAAAATCGTGAATATATGAAGCATAATCACCAATAGCTTCCCATAATGGGTCCATACTATCTACAACATGTGTTTTTACATAATCACCTTCTGATGTTTTTGAAGGTACTCTGTGTGATGGTGAATAAAATAAACCTACACCTTCATGTTGTAATTTTTCTACTGCTGCTCTTGACCAGTCAAATGGTTTATCAATATTTCTAATTTCCATTAGAATACCAAAATTAGTCATATCATTTCTATATGATTCATCTTTTTTAGCATGACCATTGTAACTAATGTCACCATAAGTGTGTTCAGCAGCTACATAAGCAGCATTATTATTAGTACAAAATGATCTTAATGATACACCTTTATCATCATATTTTCTGTATAATTTAAAATCATAAGACACATCAATTAATTTTTGAAAGTGTTTTTGTGGTGCTTCAAAACGTACTCCAATTTGTACTGATTTAGGTTCTGTGGGTAATTCATATTTT